CTGTAGTAACAATAGACGATCCTATCTTTACATTAGGTGGAGATGGAACTGGTTTAGATGATGCTAAAGACAGAGGTATAGAATTTAAATGGAATAGTAGTGGCGGTAAAGTTGGATTCTTTGGAATGGATGATACTGACAATGCATTTATGTATATACCCGATGCATCTGTTTCTAGTGAAGCATACTCAGGAACATTAGGTAATGCTAAATTTAGTTCAGTAGCAGCAACTGCAATAACAGGTGCTACTATTAACTGCGGTACATATTAAGGAGTTAAGTGTCTAATACAATACAAATAAAAAGAGGTACTAACCTCTCAAATGCTGGTACACCAGCTGCAGGTGAATTAATATATAAAAGCGATACTAATGAGTTATATGTTGGTGATGGTTCTACTGCAGCTACTGGTTTAACAGCTATAGGTGGTAGTTCTACTATCAACAATTCAAATTGGTCTGGTACTGATTTAGCAGTAGGTAATGGTGGTACTGGAGCATCTACAGCTGCAGCAGCAAGAGCAAATCTTGGTTTATCTACTGGAGATACTTCTTCATATTTAACTGGTGATCCAAGTATGTCTACTTCTGGCTATATAATGGTTAGAGCTATTGTAAATGAAAATGAAACTGGCTCATCTCCAGCAGCTATTACCTTTGGAGATAATGCTACTTTGGGCAATGACCAAATATCATTGGTTACTGCAGGAGCAAGAAGATTATTTGTAAATAGTAATGGTAATGTTACTATTGCACAAGATTTAATAGTAAATGGAGATATAGATTTAGCAGGAAATATTGATGTAGACGGTACTGGTAATTTTGATGCAATAGACTTAGACGGCAATCTTGATATGAGAGCAGATGATGTAGATGCTGCAAGATATATTCATATGCCAAGAGGAGGTGGTATTACATTTTATGGGGATGCAAGTCAACATCACGGTATTTTTTCAAGAAACGATAGTAATACAACTGCACAAGATGATATTTTAATTACATCTTATGGAGCAATATATTTTGATTTAGACTCTAATAATAACAATACAAGCAATGCAAGTTTTGAAATAGGTAAACATAATACAGCTAACGATCCAATCTTTATGGTAGACGGAGAAACTGGACACGTAGGAATTAATGAAAATTCATTAGACGCAGATTTACATATTACTGGTAGTCCAGTAGTTTTTAAAATGGAAAGAGCAGGTACAAGGGCTTTAAGAATGGGAGTTCCTGATGATAGTAGCGATTTTGTGTTTGCTGATAGTGATGATTTAAAAACAAGTCAAAGAATGGAATTAACTGGCGGTGGAGATGTTCATGTTGTAAATAATTTAGGAGTGGGAACTGCAGCACCAAGTGTAAAATTAGATGTAGTAGGAAATGTATTAACTGGTCAATCTAGTAATCCTACATTAGAACTTAGAAACACTGCATCAAGTGCAGGTAGTGGTCCAAGTTTAATATTTGGTCATAGTCAAAGTGGTACTACACAAGTAGCAAGAATAGAAAGTCATTTAACAGATGGAAGTAATTCTGGTAGATCTGGTAATTTAGAGTTTTGGACATCAAGATCTGGTACTCCAGAACTTGGTATGCAATTACAAGCAAATAAATATTTAAGACTGTATCAACAAGGTGATACAAGTGATTATTTAGAATTATATGTAGATGATACTAGGGCTTATTATCATCATAGTAGTGGAAATTCACATAAATTTTTAACTGACCACGGATATATAGAATTTGGTCCAATGAATACTGGTGGTGCACACATTTATACAGATACGTCACAATTCTTTTTTAACAAAAGAGTAACAATAGGTGTAACAAGCGGAGAAGCGATTGTTCAAGGTTATGGCGACCAAAATGTAGAAATAAGAAGAGCACAAGGAACTGCTGATAGAATTGTAATAGAAGCAGACCAACATAGTCATTATGTAAATGGAACAAAAAGATTAGAAACTAAAGCTGATGGTATATTTGTAAATGGTATTAGTAAAGCAAGTAGCTATTTTCAAGCAGAAAGTTCTGGTGTATTATTAAGACTGTATAATAGTGCTTGGGGCAATGCTACAACACACGATGTTATATACAACGGTTACGGAACAAATCTTGGTGATTATACATATTTAAGAACTTCAGGTAATGGTACAGGAACACATGGAATGGTTTTATCTACTGACAAGTTTTTATTTTGGGGTAGAACAAATATAGAAACTGGTGTTGTTTCTAATAGTGCAACTGCTCCTATAACAGATGTTTGTATGAGAGTAGATGAAGATGGTAATGCTTTGTTTGACGGAGATGTAACAGCATTTTCTGGAGATATTGCATCAGATATAAAATTAAAAAAGAATGTAGAAGATTTAAATTATGGATTGAAAGACGTATTAAATATTAGACCAGTATCATTTGATTGGAAAGAAAAAAGAAATGGTAAACATGATATTGGTTTTATAGCACAAGAAATAGAAAAAATTATACCAGAAGTAGTAAGTGAAGTAGATACATTAAATAGTGAAGAAAAACATAAAACTGTAGACTATGCTAAACTTACTTCGGTATTAATTAAAGCAGTTCAAGAACAGCAAGAACAAATTAATGAACTTAAGGAGAAGTTAAATGGCTAAAGTAATAAGTGCAAAAGCAGGTGAAGTATCTGAATCACCAAAGTTAGTATCAATTAAACATACTAGAGTAATGCAAAATGCAAATGGTAATAATGTTACTGTTATGGATTATGAAGAAATTAAAGATGTTGATATAGCTATAGCAGACGCAGAAGCTCAAAAAGCAAGTTTAGAAACATCATTAGCAGAAGTAGAAGCTGAATTAGTAGAATATAAAGCAATAAAAGACGCTGAGTAATATATGTCTTTACAATCATCAGGTGAAATAAAGATAAGTCAGATACTTACTGAGTTAGATTATGCTAGTACTAGAGTTAATTCTGAATTAGAAAATCTATCTACTGGAAGTGGTGCATTGTATGGACATACTATTAATACAGCTAATGCAAGTGCTGATAGACCTGATGGTAATGCACCTCATTCAATGTCTGAGTTTTATAGTTATGATCATGATGCTGGAGTGTCTTGGTCCACTAGTGGTAATACTGGATTACATTGTACTGGAGAAGCTGGAGATACTGATATGGCAAATAGTTTTGCAACAATAACATTATCTGGTGGTAGTGGCGGTGTTGATGTAAATAATTTTACTACCAGCGGTGGACCATTTGGTAATTTAAAGTTTCAATTTACTACAGATGGAAGTACACCAAGTACTAGTACAAGTGGAGCATCTACTATTAGTCAATTAGAAAGTTCATTAAGTAGTTTTAATTCTGGTACATTGAAGTTGAGACCAGGGTGGCAACATACACCTTCTAATAAAGATGGTACAGGTTCATTTAGTTTTACGTTGGTAAATAATGGTGCTAATACTGCAGCTATAACTGGTAATATAACTTTTATAACGCTTGGATTTTGTATACATCCAAGTATATTAGTGAATACTCCTGATGGTATGAAAAGTATATATGATTTAGATGATGGTGATATTATATATTCTTATAACTTTGAAACAGAAAGTATAGAAGAAGTACCAATATTAGATACATTGTTTGTAGCACATAATAATTTAATTAAAGTTATGTATGATGATAATGATGAATTAAAAAATATAATAGTTACTAGGGATCACCCTATATATTTAGCAAATGGTTCTATGGCTAGTTATAGACCACAAAGAACAAAAGATTTATATGATTTAGATGCAAATCAATTAGAAGTAGGTAATACTATACAGATGATTGACGGTACAAAAGAAATACATAGATTTGAGTATATGGCAGATAAGGATACTACATATACTATATTAACGAAAAACAATAACTTTTACGCAGGTGGCGTATTAGTACACTCAGAGATAGGGGAATAACATGGAAGTAGGTAAAGACACTAAATTTACACTATCTTTAGAAACTGGGATTAGCATCTTAGTTACTGTAGGTATGATTATAGGTATGTGGTATTCATTACAAGCAGAGATTGAGCTTGCTAAAGAATTACCAGAGCCTGAGGTTTCACGTATGGAATATGATTTGAAAGATCAAATGATTCGTGATTCTATATTAAACACAGAGGGTAAAGTAGATAAGCTTGAAGAAAAAGTAGATGATATTAAAGAAGATACTAGAGCTATTACTGAAACTCTAATAGATATGAATAACAAATGAGGATGAATCATGAGAAAGTTTATATTATCATTATGCTTATTGCTTGGACTATCGTCTACATGGCTACACTCACAGTCAGTTAACTTAAATAGTTTTCAAGCAATACAACTAATGAGCCTAGAAGAATGTGCTGTTGTACAAGTAAATGCTTCTTGGAACTATGCTAATAGATTAGATATTGCTAAGTTAAAAGATTGTTATATAGCAGAAGTAGACTTAACTAATAAAACTATTGGTGCAGTAATACAAAAAGAATGGGGTATAAAGGTAGTACCAACTATTATTATATTTCAGGATGGTAAAGAAGTAAAAAGATTTGAACCTGGTATTTCTATGAAGTTTGATGAACAATCTGTTTTAGAAAGTATTAGGAAAGAAATAAAATAATATATAAATTAGGAGGCGTTATGGCATTTAAATTTAATTCTAATCAGGAAGCAGCTGACAAGAAAAGACGTAGAAAACTTACAGCAACTGGTACTGGTTTAGGGGCTTTGGCATTTGGTCCAGGTAGATCAGCTTTGGGGGCAGCAGTTAATGTTGCTAAAGCTGTTACTGGTGCACCTACGGGTGCTGGTTATGGTTTACTTCAAAGTGCATTTTCGGTAATAAGAGGTCAAGATACAGGTGGTACTTTTGGAAAATATTTTGAAAAAGGTAGAGCAACTACAGCACCAGCAGATATAGGTGGTGGATCTACACCTAATATTAAGGTTCAAACACCAGCTAATCAACCAAACACATCTGGTAAAATTATTCGTGATACAGTTAGAAGTAAAACACCTAATACAAATGTATATAATGATGATTTAGCAAAACAAGCTATGAAGAATATTGGAAAACCTAACACAACTGTTACTGGTTTACCAGGTAAAGAAAAAATAGCAACACAAATAGTTAAGGACACAGCAAAAAAAACAGGACAAACAATTTTAAAGTTTCCTAGAGTAGGTGTGCTAGACTTAGTTGGTGCTTTTGCTCCATTTCTTAAACAGGCTATGGATGCTGAGAAAAGAAAAGGGCAACTTTAAATATTTTTTAACAAAAGAAGGAGAAGCAATGGCTAAAGAAAAAGTCGATCTTCGTAAAGAAGCAGAAAGTAAAATGGAATCATTAGTAGAGCAACACAATGAACTTGCTGGGCAAATTCAAGAAGGTAATGCTAGGCTAGCAGAAGTAAAACAAATGATCATTGAGCATCAAGGATATATGAAAGGTCTTGAAGCTTGCGATAAAAACTGTGAGGAGAAAAAATAATGGGACCAATATTAGGAAAGTTACTAACTAGTTTAGGAACTGAGAAACTGTTGAAAGCAATCATCTTACATTTAGGTGATTTCTTAGTAAGTAAATCATCAAATAAATTAGATGATAAACTATGGGCTGAAGTTAAAAAAGCTCTAAGTAAAAAATAGGAGGTACCATTGAAACTTAAGCAACGTGGTATAGTAATACCAGACCAGCATTATCCGTTAGAAGATAAGGCTGCAGTTAATTGTGTAGTGAAAGCTATACGTAAAATAAAACCAGATGTATTTGTTAATCTTGGGGATGTTGGTGAGTGGGAGTCAGTATCTGCATGGAGATATAAAGATAAGAAACTACCGCCACTTGAGTTTCAATTACCTATTGTAAATGAAGATATACGATTGGTTAATGAAGGGTTGGATGTTTGGGATGAGGTTTTAGATGAAGTCAAGTGTAAAAAGAAGTATTTATTACAAGGCAATCACGATCTCTGGTTGGATAATTTTTCTAACAAGTATCCCTATCTTACTAATTACAGCTTTTTTAAAGCGTGTAAAATAAAAGAAAGAGGGTATACATATACCGAATACAACCTACCAATACAAATAGGTAAGCTAACATTCTTTCATGGAGCATTTGCTACAACATATCATGCAAAGAAACATTTAGAAACCTATGGAGAGAATGTGATGTATGGACATACACACGATATACAGAGACATACACTAACAAAGCTTAATGGCAATATTGGTGCTTGGTCAATGGGTTGTTTAAAAGATATGTCACATGAACATAATAAATGGCTAAAAGGTAGATTACATAACTGGGGCCATGCATTTGCTATTGTAGATTGGTATAGCAATGGTGAATTTAAAGTAGAAGTAGTGGAGATAATAGATGGTAAAACATCTTTATGGGGAGAGATAATAGATGGGAATATTTAATACATCAACTGGTAAAGGACAAGAATTTAAAGGAACTTCTATAAATGATAGTAGAAGAAAGTATACTTTAAAAACAACGTCTAAAAAGAAAGGGAAACCTGTATCTATGGATGAAATTACTAGAGGTAATGTATTCTGTACACAACTTAGGAAAAAAGCAAATGCCTAAGAAAACAATTAACATTACAAACTTTAGTGGTGGTCTTAACAACAATACATCACCAAGAGATTTAATGGATAATGAGTTTCAAACGCTATTAAATTTAGATAATGAAGTGCCTGGTAAAATTAAATTGATAGGTAATGCAGCTGAAAATTTAACAGCTAATGCTTTAGATGCTCTTAGTTCTGTAAACTATGGGAATGGAATACATAATACAAACTTTGATAGAAATTTAAGCGGTGCTGAGACTGTAGCTGAAACAGAGTATTTATTTATACATGATAAACCAAATACAAAAGTTGTTGCATTAGATCTATCTGGAGGAGGACATGCTTTAGAATCTTCTGCTTTTGATATAGACTATGGTAGTGATAATGCTTTGTTGAATATGTATACTATTGACGGTGTGGTTAGAGTAGTTCCACATTATGGTAGTGCAAATAATCAAGCAAAGACTTTAGCATATTACAAATATACAAGAATGTTAGGAGCTAGTACTACAGAAGTTATTAGAAGTGTTTTAACTACAGGTACATATAAAGTGGTAGATATGTTTGTAGCACCTATACGTGGTGGTAGTGCAGCTGCTCCATATAGTTATGATATAGATGCTTTATATAATCATGCTACTCCTGATGCTGGTGGACAAAATATAAATTTATTTAAACCAGAGTTTGGTAGTGAAGTTTATATGCCAAGAGCAAATGTGTTAGGTAGTATAAGTGGTACAGAGTTTCAATATACTTCTGGAAGTATGCAGGATTGGTTAGAGCAAGAGTTAGATGGTTATGAAACGTTTTCTAGCAATGCTTATGATATAAATGGAGATGGCTCTATGGCATTTTTAGCTTACTTTCCTAACAACAATAATGATGATAACGATTCTACAATTACATTAACACAGGAAAGTAGATATGGTTTTTGGGCTACTAAAGTTTATAAAAATTATAATACTACATCAGAACAAGAATCTAATGTAACATTCTTAGGTATTGCACCACAAAATGCAAGTTCTAATGATATACAACAAAAATTAAGATTTGCTTTAATTGGAAGAATGGGTGATAGGGCTCATAACTATTGTGGTATAAAAATATATTGGGGATTAATTAATGATTTTGTAGAAGGGACAGATAGACATAGTGGATCAGTAACTGCAAAATATTTATTTTGTGAAGTAGATTTTGAAGAAGGAATAAGAATGGCTGGTAGTAATGACTATAGTGCTTTTACTCTTATAGAAGCAAACAGTAAACATAATTTTATGTTCCCTACTAATTTTTTTGCAAATGCTACAGATACTTCGGGGGATGGTAAAGTAGTAACACGTTTATCAACAGCAGAACCTTTTATAGATGATGATACATCTGTTATAGGTAGGGCTAACACAGGATTTAAAACACATACAGTAATGAATAGAAGATTGTATGTTGGTAATGTTCAATACTATGATAAAGATAACAATCTTGTTACTAAATCTGATAGAGTATTAAAGTCTAGAACTG